CTTCTCCAGCCGCGTCAGGTCCGCGCAGGGCTCCGTGCATTTGTCCGGCATGTCGTTCACCTCCTGATTTGTTCGGATTTTCCGGCGTAGATATAGGTTTTCGCTTTGTCTGACGGCAAAGAAATATTCGGCAATGCGGTCCCAATAACAGCGGTGAGCTTCGGGTATGCCGCCGGTACCGCTCCGCCGTCGCACAGCAGCCATTCCGCCGCCGGTAAGGGATGATTCAGCGCGACTTGCAGCTCCCCGACAACCGGGTAAATCCCCTTCTCAATCAGGATGGAATCGATCCGGCTGATGGCGTCATCGCCTTTTTGCAAAATGCGCTCGCTCTCCGACATGAGCCACGCCGCTTTTTCGTCAATGCCCTCTGTGAGATATTTATAGATGTACAGCACGTGCCCGGACGCCTCTGCCAACGGGATCACACGACCACACAAATCGCTGTTGTCCCGGACATCCTCAATGTCATACGGGGAAAGCGTGGTAGCCCCACGGCGGACGTGGATAAAATAGAGAATCAGGCAATATTCCCGGCTGTTGCGGACAATCACCGGGTCAGATTTGATTGCATCCGGCTCCACGTCCTCCAGAACGGCCAGCTCGACGCGGCGCTCCTGATAGTCCACACGAACCGCCAGGGCGTCATAGCGGTCTTTTGTGTTGCTGGAGGGGCTGATTGTCCTGCCGGATTTGCCGTTGCTCTTCAGAAATTTCCCGATAGCAACAGCGTACCCTGTGGACACATTCAGGTCAAAGCCGCCCGGTGTAACGCTGAAACCGGAACCGAATTTGCAGATGCCGTCCCCGAAAACCGCCTGTACCGCCTCACAGAATTCCGCAGACGTGTATTCCCGGCTCTCTTCGCCCAGACAGATACCATAGTTCAGCGCCACGGTCACCCCTCCTTTGCCTTGATGTAGGCGGGGATGCCGGAGGATTCCAGGTCCGGCAGGGACGCGCCATTGAGCGGGTCAAACCCCTCCGGAACTTTTATGGCCCCGACGTTGACGCGGTAACTTGAGTTTTGCCATATGACATACAGGACGCGATCTGTCTCACTGTACGCAAACATTACCGTGCGGGAAGGCCCTGATAATTCATGTATCGCGCCGAATGCTTCACGGGTACTGACAAACGCATATTGTTTGGGGTCGTCCGGCCTGCGAGTAAAAACGATCCCCTTGTTGGTCAGCAGAGCATACAAATCGCAGTCAGCCATATAGAGCTTATCTTTTACAGCTCGCGAAGAAGAGATATTTTCTCCCCAGTCTCCAAAGTCGTCAGTCAGGTTTTTCCATATCAAATCCATGCTGTATCTGTCCACTGCCACAGATTCATTTTTGGTAATAGAAAAAACCAAATAATTATCGCTTATTACCGGACTAAAGAGCTGCTTGAAGTTCGGTTCATGAGTTCCGGTAGGTACCACGATTTTTCCGATGCGTTGTTTTTCATCGCCTTTGATGGTATATGCCGTCAAGTCCGACACCATTAAACCGCCTTTTTCCGGGTCCATCGGCGTTCCGTCTGCCAGACTGCTGTCCCTCCCGGAATAGAGAGAGCTGATTACGGGTTGGTTTATTCCGCCGGTCCAATTTTTCGTATCGATTTCATGCAAAACAAACTGTCCGTTTCCGGAAAGATTGACCCACACAAGGCACCGCTTCAGCGTCGTGTTTCCTGTGACCGACGTCGTTGCGGGAATATAATTCGAAGACCATATCCCTATTTCCAGAGCGGCATAAGGGACAGAATTGTACACAACGACTGGCCGGTAATCAAACTTTCTTTCCTGTGAATCGACTGTTGACAGGCCGTATGTTGAAAACTTTTCCGGCGGTGTTCCCGTTATCGTTTTTTCGACAAAAGTAATCGTGTTTTGATCGACAGAAAAATTTCCGGAACAGAAATAGGTCATCTCCAGTTTGCAGCCGGTTACGGCGTCATACTCGCCAAAGATTTCCTTTCTGCACGTCCTGCTATCAATCAAATAGACAATATTTTGGCTTCCAACTTTTGCAATAGACAGCGTATTCCAAAGATATACATAGGAATTCTGCGGAAATACCGCGTCAATTCCTTTTACGCTTCCATCTTCGAGTGAAATTCTGTAGATCTTCTTTTCGTCTTTGCAAAACGTCCAGAAATACCCCTCAAAGAATCCGCCCAATTGTACATCGCTGCTTGGAACAAACGTAGACAGCAGCTTCTGGTCATACAGCCCGCCCTTGACGCCGCGCAGTACCTGCACCAATTCCGGATACTCCGTCTCTGAAACAAATGAGCCGTCGCATTTCAGCCACTTTTCGCCCACGTTGGGATTTGCGCTGAACTTGATGCCCCCCACTGGCAGCGGCTCCATTTTGATGGCCTCCGCCTCGACTTCGGCAATCTTCTTGTCGATTTTCTTTTCCTGCGCCGCCATGTCGGACTCGATCTGTTTCAGCCGCGCCTCCGCCTCATTGTCGATGTAGTTGATAGCATACTCGATTTTTTCGGACAGCGCCCCCGGCGCGTCAATCACGCCGCAGATGCCGGTGCGATAGCGGGTATCCTCTGCCGTGCCGTCTGCCGCATTGACGATGGCCAGAATCAGGCAATCCGGGTAGCTTTCTGCAACCGGCATAGCCAGAACGTCAATCAGCCGTTTGCCCAAATCCAGGTGGGCGGCAATGGCGAACGGCCCGCCGCCGGTCAGCTCCACGGAGTAGTCCGCGTCATTTTTGAGCCAATAGCCCTGAATGAACAGATACCCCGGCGACACCACCGCCGCACCGCCCTCCAGCCTGACCTTGAAGCTGTCCGGATTCTTGCGGATGCACACGCCGGAACCTATCATCTGGTCAAAGTATTCCGTAAACTCGTCCGCGCCGTATTCCCGGTCATAGGCGTCGGCTTCCGGGTCATAATAGGAGTCAAAAAATCCGTCAAACAGGGCCATATCATTTCCCCGCCTTTCTTCTCAGGATGTCGTGCAAGGTGGGCTGACCGTAGCCCAGCGTCAAGGTAAGCCCCTCCTCCGTGCCGCTGACGGACCGCTGCACCCCCTGCACTACGGCGTTGACCGACACGCCCAGATTTTCGTCTGTCGCCGTGATGGTATCGCCCAGTTGATAGTCAACGCCATAGGCGTACGTGGGGTCCAGCTCCCGCACCTGCACAGAAAACGACTGCACCAGCTGACATTCCGCCAGCTTCTGTTTCCCCCGCGCGTTCAGGACGGCTATGTACTCCTCCGGCGTGAGCGGGTTGTCAGGGTCGCTGTCCGATTGCAGGTCGCGGGCGTCTATCCAGATTTCCCGGCGCTGGAGGCCGGTGGGTGATACTTTCTCTGCCATTTCTGCCTCCTTTACACCGCAGGCCCGGCAATGAATATATTGTAGGAACTTGTGGACGTGTTGCTGTTGCCGTAGAACACACCGCCGACAACGTCGTACATCCCAATCGCGCCGGACGGGTCGATGCAGGGAACAAAATCCAAAACCAGATTGCCGTTGGTGTCCCACATTTTTACGCTATAAACCTTCGTTGTCTTTGCCTGGCTTTCGTCGCTGACGCTGCTCTGCAGGCCAAACAGCCTGTTATTTGCCGTTCTCCACATTGTGCCGACGCTCTTTGACTTAACTTCCCCGTTCGTTGTGACCGTCTTGGCAACGCTGTCCAACTCGATTTCATAGACCGCGTTGGCAGTATAGTCGGTCAGATTGGAAAAGGCGGTGCCGCTTCCGTGCCGATAGCGAACTTTGCCGATGGTCAGGGCGATGCCGTACCGGCTAATGGAGCTTCCGGACCCTGTGCTGTATCCATATACCGCATAAACCGTCGTGCCAGATGCGGCGGAGGTCTGGCCGCTGGAAAACTTTATGGCAAATTTGGTCGCAGAGGACTTTGCGGGCATCTGGATATACGGCATACGGCTTGTCATGCCGCTGGTACCGTTCTGCACATATTCCACTTCCGTATAACCGGCGGGCAGCCGCCCGGCTGGTATGGCCGCGAAAACTGCCGTCAGCGTCCTGTTGCCGTTCGCCGTAAAGGTGTAGCTCGCGCTGGTACTAACCGTTGTTCCGTTCTCCTTCCAAGCGGTAAAGCTGTAGCCGTCTGCAGCCGACGCCGTCACAGTAACGGACGCGCCCTCCTGGTATGTGCCGCCGCCTGTGGCCGTCCCGCCGCCAGCGGGGTCAACTGCCACAGAAACGACATAAACAGGGACTACCACCACAAATACGGCAGTCAGCGAACGATCGCCGGTGACTGTAAAGGTATACGACGCGCTGCTGCTGACTATAGAGCCATTCTCCCGCCAGCCAACAAACTCGTGGCCGTTGGACGGAGATGCCGTCACCGTTATTGTGCTGCCGTCCTCCGCGCTGCCTCCGCCGGATGCAGTTCCGCCGCCCTCCGGTTCGACCGACAGGGTGATGGTGTGCATAACCGGTTCCGGGGGAGTTGGCGGCTTTGGAGCAGGTTCGATCGGCTCCTCCACGGTAATCACCACCCGGTCATCTCCCTCCCCTTCCCCGGCGACATAGGCAACATTCCGGTAATCGCCGCTGTCATAGGAGTATTCAGAGGAAAGCACGTCATCCAGCTCTGTGCTGTAAAAAACCGGCTCATTGACATCCTGACCCACAGACCGGTTTACGCCGGGATTTGTCCAAAACTCCATCTGCGGCACCGCCGGATTGAACCGAACGCCAAAGGCCACCTGATACGCCTCTCCCAGCTCCTCCAGGGCCTCCAACAGAGAGCCGCCGGTCTTCTGGACGCGGATAGACACGCCGCCTGCTGGCGCATCGGCCAGCACAAGGCCGGGGATTTTACGGGCTTCTATGTTGCCCCTGGTGGGATGCACGCAGCAATCATCCACCAGCCGCCGCATAATTTCCGGAACAGTGCCGCTCATGTTGTACCGGCCATACAGGACATGCCAGTCAAGAATTCCGGTCAGCGTACGGCCCTTCACGGAGATGTACGGACCCGTTTCGTCGGATTCCTGGTTGATGTACTCGATAATTCCGGCGGTGCTGCCCTCAATCCAGATGATGTTGTCTGGCGCCAGCAGTTCACGGGATTCATCGGTTATCAGGGATTCAACGGAGAATGATCCGGCAGAAAAAGCCTTTTCCTCCCAAATCACAGACCGCTGAATCTCCAGCAGGCCAACCAGCTCCAGCGACGGGGTATAGACTTCCATTTTCAGGTCCATCACTCCACCTCCAGATACAGCGGCGTGTAGTAGATGGTGACATCCATGTTGCCCCGCTGGTTCAAATCGTCGCACTCCACGGCCATCATGTTCGTGCCCGGCACCAGCTGAATCCAGCTGGTTTGGACGTTCCTGTTCTTGATGAGGTTTACAGCCGTGCCGCTGCTCTGCCACAGCTTCATGTACTTGCTGCCCGGCAGGGTGGATATCTCCAGGATTTCTCCCCGTCGGAACGTCCGGTCGATGCCGATAAATTTGTCCGTCGTCAGGTTCTTGAACCGGGGATTTCGGACCTCCGCCGTGAATTCCGCCCGGATGATGACACCGGCAGAGAATCCGCCCTTGTTGTCCACCTCCACGGTGTATGCCTTGCCCACCACAGCGAAAACTACCGGCTTCACCCGCCCGAAGTTTTGCGGGAACCGAAACATCTTTTTGGTCTGGTCCATCGAAACAACGGTGTCGCTGATGTCGGAAAACAGTGGGAACGGACACGTGGCCTGGATGAGGAACCGGCGCACTTTCTCGTTGTTCTTCTTGTATTCCGGGCTGTAGGCAATGGAGATGTCTGGCCGGAAATTGATTTTCTTGCCCTTGTACTCCAGCGTGTAGTCCTCAACCGGGGAGATAAAGGCGTTGAGAAAGTCGCAGCGTTCCTGCAGCTGCCCGTCCCCGTCCACCACCCAGCCGGTGATGGACAGGGGGCGGGTACCGATGGTAGTGTCAACGATGTGCTTGCCCACCTGCCGGTAATAGCTGTATGTCTGGTGCTGGCCCTCCACCCGGCCCCAGTCCACGGGGCCCAGCCAGTAGTTCCAGTATTCGCCCTGCTTCATGTACACGCTGCCGCGCCCGGAGAGAGAGGTGATTTTGATTTCGTCTATCATGGGCGGGCCTCCTTATACATAGCCGATGGCCATACGCTGTGTGGTCTTTTTCCACTCGCGGGCGGCGGTGATCGCGTCCACGGCTTTTGGGCTGTTGATGGTGACATAGGTGTTGCCGCCATATGCGGGCTGCTGTGCGTTCCCGGCAGAATACCCGGTATCAGCGCCGTAGGACGGCCTGGTGGCATTTAGGCCAACATTGACGGTACCGAAGTCCATGCCGCGCTCGATCTGCCGCTTGATGCCGCTGTACTCATCGTCCCAGCCCTCCGCAAGGCCCAGGGCCATGTTTTCGCCGATTCCGGCAAAGACTTTGGACGGGGAGTGGATGCCCAGCTTTTCCTTGACGCTGTTGATAATGCCGCTGATTTTATTGCTCATGAAGGTCGTGAAGCTCTCCCATGCGCCCAGTACGCCGTCTTTGATGCCGTCTACGATGTGCTTGCCGATGTCCTTGAAGTCTTTCCAAATGTCCTTGAAAACACCGACAATGTCTTCGTAAATGCCCTTGAAAAACTCTGTTGCGCCGTCCCATGCTTCCTTTATGGCGTTCCACGCCTCTTTCAGCGCGTCTCGAACGGCGTTTGCCGCCTCACTGCCGGCTTCTTTGATGTTGCTCCAGATGTCGCCAAAGAAGTCGATCGCCGCATCCCAGGCAGTCTGAACTGCATCCCAGGCGGCCTGGAAGGTCTCGCCCAGAAACGCTGTGACGGCCTCGAAAACCTCATAGATGCCGTCCGCGACGCCGGAGAAGAAATCCACAGCGGCCTCCCACACGCCCTGCACCACGTCCCATGCAGCCTCGAAGAAACCGCCCAGCACGTCGGCCACGTCTGCAAATACCTCTTGGATGCTCTCCCATACGCCGGAGAAAAACTCCGCAGCCGCCTCCCAGATGCCCTGCACAGCTTCAAGCGCGGCCTGGAAGAACCCGCCCAGTACCTCTGCGACAGGCTCAAAAACGGCCTGTATTCCTTCCCACACGCCCTGGAAAAACTCGCCGACAGAGGTCCACACAGCCTGCACAGCTTCAGCGGCGGCGGTAAAGAATCCGCCAAGCACCTCAGCGGCAACGGAGAAGACGGTCACAACGCCCTCCCAAACGCCCTGAAAGAATTCCACGACAGCCTGCCATCCCAGCTGCACAGCCTCAGCAGCAGCGCCGAATACCTCGCCGAAGAATTCCGCCACGCCCTGGAAGACGTCCATAATGCCCTGCCAGACCTCAGAAAAGAACTCAGCGATTCCGTTCCACTTTTCTTTGACCCATTCGACGATTTCGCCCATCTTTTCGCTGAGCCACTCGCCGAACAAACCAATAATCTCTTTCAGGCTCTCCCAAAGCTCAGAGAAGAACTCGCCTATGCCGTTCCATGCTTCCATGAAAAACTCGACAATACCGGCAACCGTTTCGCTCAGCCATTCGCCGAAACCTATGATGATTTCCTTGAAGCCTTCCCACAAGCCGGAGAAAAACTCCTTCACGCCCTCCCATGCGCCCTGGAACCACTCAGCAAAGGCGGCAATGACCTCTTTGAATCCCTCCCAGAGCCCGATGAAGAACTCCCGGAATTCCTCACAATTTGTCCACAGAAGGGCAATAACGGCGATAACAGCCACAATGGCCGCTGCTACCGGATTAGCGGCAATCAGCCCCCACAGGGCCTGTATGCCGCCCATCAGCTTACTGCCGATGCCCATGATGGTGTTCAGGCCGCCGCTAACCAAATCGACTATGCTGCCGATTGTCTTGCCGATGCTGGTAACAACGTCAATGGCCTTGACTATGTACGGGACAATGGTTGCGGCAACCACCGCCAGAGCCGGAAGGGAACCGGATATGCCCTCTACCAGAGAGGCAATGATTTGCCCGCCAGCCTCCAGGATTAGCGGCATGTTCTCAATGATTGCGCCCACAAGGGCGTCCAGCAGGGCAACAGCGCCTTCGATGATGTCGGGGGCGTTCTCGCGGAGGGAAATAGCCATGTTTTTGATAGCAAAATCTGCCCATTTTGCAATTTCTTCTTTGTGTTCTGTGATTCCACGCCCTATACCGCCAAGAATGTCTATTCCAATCTCGAAAAGCGCACTGTGATATTGGAAGAAGGCCGCAGCAATCAACGGAACAAACTCCCCGATATTTTGAGAGATTATCCATCCCGCATCTCTAAACCCCTCAAAAATTATGGTAACAATATCAAGCCCAAAGTCGGCCAATTCTGTGGAATTTGAAGATAGCCATGTTCCAAACCCATCGGTAATCGTGTATAAGACTTCAAACAGAGAATCGGCGATACTATCTTTTGCTCCAAGAATCCCATCCGCCAACGCCGTCACAAACTGCAAACTCACACTCGCAAATTCCGGCGCTTTCTGTGCCAGCATAGTCACGCCCTCGGTGACGATGCCGGACAGGGCGGACATGAAGCCGGATACGCCGCCGCCCTGGAAGCCGGACAGCAGCTCCGCCATCGCCTTTTGGCCGAATTGGACAAATTCGCGCAGGGTGGGTGTCAATGCGTCGGATATGGCGATTTGCAGGGACTCCAGAGCGCTTTCAAAGTATTTCATATCGCCCGCAAGATTGTCCATCATGGTAGCCGCCATCTGTGCAGCGGCACCGTCGCACTCATAGATGGCTTGTGTCAGTTTTTCGTAGTCCTCTGGGGCGGCAGACACAATGGCTAACAACCCGGACATAGATTCCTGACCAGCTAACATAGCGGCGTATTTTGCTTTTTCGGCTCCTTCTGCCCCATAAGCAAGGCCAATCAGTCTCTCTACTTCCGCATCATAGGCTTTTTGCTTAATTTCCCCGCTTTCAAGTTTTCCGTTCAAATCGGACAATCTATCGCTGAATTCACCTTGCGGAATCATTAACTCTCCAAATCCAGAACGGAGGTCGTCCATGATTTCTTTGAAGGATTTCATATTCCCTTCGCCGTCGTCCAGGCTTATCCCAAGTTCTTCCATTGCAACAATAGATTGCTTTGTTGGCTTTGCAAGTCTTGTGAGCATTCCGCGAAGCGTAGTACCGGCTTGAGATGCCTTTATGCCGCTGTTAGCCATCAAGCCGATTGCCAAAGCGGTATCTTCCGCCGTGTAACCAAGAGCGCCAGCAACAGGCGCTGCATATTTAAATGTTTCACCCATCATGCTGACATTGGTATTCGCATTGCTAGAAGCTGCGGCTAAAATATCAGCAAAATGCCCACTGTCACCAGCAGACAAACCAAACGCCGTCAGTGCATCGGTGACAATATCAGACGTAGACGCTAAATCTTCTCCAGATGCAGCAGCAAGGTCCATAATCCCTTTGATGCCGCCCAGCATGTCATCCGTTTTCCAACCAGCCATCGCCATGTATGTAAGTGCATCTGCGGCTTCTGACGCGCTGAACTGAGTTGTTGCACCCATTTCAAGCGCCTTTTTGCGGAGCTCACTGAACTCTGCGCTTGCTATAGATGTCTGGTCATGAAGCTCGTCTGTTGTCCAGCCAACGGTTGCAGCAACCTTCGACATAGTGCTATCAAAGCTCATGCCGGACTTCACCGCCGCCGTGCCGAACCCGCCAACAGCGGTAGCGGCGGCGGCAAAGCCTGCCAGTCCCTTTTTAATGGCGCCCGCCGCCGTCTGCCCCACGCCCTCCACGGCCTTGAACCCGTCCACCGCGGGGGACAGCAGGTCTTTCATGTTGGAGCCGACTTTGCTCAGGTTGTCCGAAAACGACTTGAATTTGGTGCTGGCGGAGTTAAGCCCACGGTCGAACTCGTCCAGATTGATACGTATGCTAGCCACCAATTCCATTAAGTCCACGTCAGCTCACCCCCCCAAGTCCTTTTTTGATGTGGTCAATGATTTCTTCCGCCGTACGGGTATCCTCCGGCGGTTTAGGCTTGTCTTTGTCGGCCCAGCGGAGCGACATTGCCTTGCCGTGCTTGCCGCCCGTAAAACTTGCGGCAGGAATGGCCGTGTTTTCTGCTATAGCTTGCAGCGTATCGGTTACGTAGACTTCAAATGACAGCCGGTCAATGTCCCGCTTGATGACCGCCGGGAGCAGGGCCAGAATGGCCCTTACTCCAACGCGGGGGATTCCGCAGAGGGCGCAGAGGGTTCGTTCTGCCCCTGCCGCGCGGACGATCTGAAAAAAGAAAGCAGGTCCTCATCCCGGAACGCCTCCCGCACCTGCCGAATGGTGTCCCGGACGGGCTGTGCGCGGATTTCGTCAACAGGCTTTTCGTTCAGCACAGACAGGATTCCGTATACGTCCGCCCGATGATTTTTGAGCAGCAGCGGCAGCACCTCGACAACACGGTCAGCAATTATCATGTACTGGCCGTAGAGGCTCGTATTGTCAAGGTCTGCCCGGACAACCTTGCTGACAGAATCAACAATGTTTTTGTCGGACGTAATGCTGTAGATGTGCGGCGTCAGCTCACACAGCACGTCCAGGGCGCGGTCGGTGGTCAGTTCAGACAGTTTCATTAAGCGGCCTCCGTCCCTTCGTCTTCGGCAGGACCGGTGCTGTAAAAGACCATCGGCATGGTATCCTGGTCATTGATGGACACGTGGCCGGTCAGCTCGACAGCAACCTGCCCCTTGCCCGCCTTTGTGGTCTGGAGAGAGAATCCGGCGGTAGACAGTGCGTTTTTCAGCTGGATAGCCGCATAGCCGCCGTTGGCCATATCGCCCACCCACCAGATGTCTGTGAAATCTGTCTGCTTCAGGTCGCGCCTGGGGACGATTGCGCCGGTAGTGGCATTGATGTCCGCCGCGCCCAGGGCCATCCGAATGAGCTCCGGGGACATGCCCAGCGATGTGAACGCCATTTTGCACTCCCAGCCGTCCAGATGCTTCAGCTCTTTCATATTGGTGGGGCAATTGTCCACATCCTCTCCCAGGTCGGAGTATGTAGGGACGCACGTGGGGTTGATGCCGCCGGTGGTGGCACAGATGATGTCTTCGTCCTTTGGCGCATCGCCGGTTTCAGGGTTAAACGTCTTGAGAAGAACCCCGGCGTCCATTTGCAGTCCAGGGAATGTATTCGAAGGAATAACAGTGAATTTTCCCATTTTGCACTTCCTTTCTTAATTTTCTGTCAGATATTCAGCCGCGACATTAATGTAACGGCGTTTAATGTTTTTATCAGTGTCATCACTCAGCGACTGGCACCACGGGGTTCCGCGCTTGAGCCAGATGTACCCGCCATCGCAGGGCAGCAGCTTTCCGCCCATGCCAATTACCTCGGACAGCTCCCTGGCCTTTGCATTGGGCGGGCCCTCCTGTGTGGTGAAGTACCACAGGTTGACGGTGCCGCTTACTTCTCCTCCATCAAAGGCGTCTATCGGAAAATCGTAGACAAGATACGGGAAAACCGCATCATTAGGGACAGAGGTAGACGGATAGGCCGCAATATCAAAGCCGCCGAAAAACCGCTTGAGGGCCGCTTCTTTGGTCATGTCGGCAGCCTCGTTTCAATCACGTCCGCTTTCATGACTTGGATGCCAGCAGGACCGGGGGCCGAAACGGGCTTGGACTGCACCAGATAGACCGCCGTTTCATCGCCCACCCGGCGCAGGTAGGTTCCCAGCTTCACCGGCGTCCCTACGGGGAACAGGGCGTTCTGGATGACCTCGATTTTCTGAGCCTGGGCAATCATCTTTTGTGTCTGCGTGGGGTCATCCAGGGCCATTTCTACGGTGGCCCCCGGCGTCCAGCCGGTCACCCAGCCGCCCTCGGGGTCATCCACGGTGGTTTCGTTCATGATGGTGTACTTTTTGTAGAAGGAATCCAAAAGGCTCATTCTGCGACCCTCCTGTTATTTCACTACCACACTGATTACGCTGTCCATGTTGTAGATGCCAACCCAGCCACCGTTCTTTTTGACGATGAACACTTTTCCGTCGTAGGAGTAGTCATCCCATTCGCCCTTGTCTGCCTCCCACACGGCGGAGTGACCACTTTTGAAAGCGATTTCGATTGTGTTGTATTTTTTCATGCTCAAAACTCCTTTAGTTTTCTGTACGGGTTCATCCGCGCCCGGAACGCCGCCTGCCAGCCACCGGAACCGGCGATATCACCAGCGCCGCTTGCCTTGCTATACGAATAGCCGCCAAAGCTCTCGCTGGTGTACGGACTATCAATGACCGCCCCGTACTTCTCTTGCCATGCGGCAATCTCCCCGGCCAGCTCCACTACGGCTTTCGGGATAGCCAGCGCCCAGACGGACCCGTCAAAAGTTTCGTCCGGCAGGTACTCCATCGCCGGGCCGTATTGGTGCAGGCCGTCGCTGAACACGCTGCCGCAGATGCGGAAATACTGGCCGTCCCGGAGGAATGGCAGCGTGATGCTGCCGTCCTCTATGGTGAAAGTGCCGGTATGGATACCGCCCGGAACGATGAACCAGTTTTTTGTTTCCTTCAAAACTGCTTCCAGCATCACGCCGCCTCCTTCCTTACTTGCTGGCGGTCTTGGCAGGAGCGGCGGAGGGTTCTACGCTTGCGCCGGAGCCGCCGCCGATGGTGCCCTTGACAACGCCCTCTGCGTACTCAACCAGAATCTGAATGCCGCTCATGACAAGGCTCTCGATCTGGGCGCGTTCCTCGTTGCGGTAGCCGCTGTTGATGCCAATCAGACCCAGTTCGTCGGCGGTCAGGCCAAACGCATTGGCTACATCGCCGTTCATGGTCAGGTAGTACATGATGAAGTTCTCCTTCGCCGTCGCCACGAAGGTACCCTGCGTGATGCGGGAAGAGATAATCACCGTGCCCAGGCCAAGGAAGTCCTCGATGTAGTTCATCCCGAAGGCGGTCTGCGTGGTGATGTTGGCGTTCGCCAGATAGGTGGACACATCCAGCGGGTTCAGGAAATAGACAGGCTGTGTAGTGTCGTCCTCAAACTTCACCTGGAGCTGGCCCCACGCGGCGGCAAGTGCGGCCTGAAGGCCGTCCCCGGTCACAGTGGTAGAGCTGGCGATCGTGCCGTTCATGAAATCAAACAGGCTTTTCCGGACGCCCACCTGGACATCCCGCAGCAGCGCCGCGTCTGTGTCGCGGACGGCGGCGTTGTAGCCGGACTTCTTGATGGCCTCAGCGCTGGCGGCCTTGCGCCACTTATTTAGATTGATTTCGCCGATCGGTGTCTTGGTGGTCTCGTACTGGCTCAGGGGGATGATCTCACCCTCAGCCACCTTGCCGTCCTGAAGCTCGCCGGTGGTGGTGTAGTAGTACAGGGTGGTTCCCTCCATCATAGGGATGCGCCGGGCGACGCCCAGCACCTCCAGCAGCTTAGCAAGGCTGTTGTGCTGGAACTGCCGGACAAAGTCCACCTCGCGGACCCTTTTCATCTGCTCTTGCGTAATGAGATTGGTTTCAGCCGTTGTGTTTACGGTAGCCATTGTTTACTCCTTTCATTTGATACCGTAAAGTTCCAGATTCTGCGCCATTGCGGCCTGTCTGGCTCTGGTATCCTTGATTTTGTCGATTTCCTCGACGGTCATTGTGGGGCCGCCGACGTTTCCGGCGTTGACAGGAGGATTCGGCGTCACAGCGCCTTTGACCTCCGTTGTCTCGATGAAATCGGCCCACTCATCCTTGATGGATTTCAGCCGGTCCTTCGCGTCGGCGATCTCTCCCTTGTCGTTGAGCTCCACGCCGTCCACGTTGCTGCATTTCAGAACCGTTTCAATGCGCTTGTCGCTGACCCCCGCCTGTTTCAGGAGCGCCCGGTACGCGGTTTCCTTCGCGCTGCGGCTCTCCTTTTTGGCCTGTTCGGCCTTATAGGTCTCAAAATCCTCTTTGATGGCCTCGTACTTCACCTTGTAGCTGTCTTTCTTCGCAGCCTCCAGTTCCGCCTGTGCCGCCTCCAACTGCTTCTGGATTTCCGGCAGCTTGTTCGCATCGGCCTGTGCGGCATCAAGGCTGGTTCTCAGCCCGTCGATGGTCTCCGTGTGGGCTTCGATAATCTGATCCGCCTTGTCACCGTCGATTTCCAATGCTTTGAGAAATTTTCTTGTCAGTGCCATGTTCGTTCTCCTTTTCTTTGGCCCCGGTTCTTTGGGGGCGAACGTTGTATAAAAACCGCTTTCGCGGGTTTTACCAAAAGAAAAAGAGGCCAACCAACTACAAATCGTAGCTAGTTGACCCCTTTCGGTCGTTACATCGGAACGCTTACCGATGCCAAACGGTATTTAGTTTTCTTCTTGCCGTCTCAGATAATCGCTGATCTGGTTCCAAAACTCAATTCCATATCCTACATCAACGGTAAATTCCTCTCCGTTCGGCGCTATCCAATAGCTGTCTCCACCTTTGATATTTTTGACAAAATCGTCGATATATTTGAGTACACTTAATATTTCTTCTCTTCCTGGTTTTTTCGCATCCATTACAAATCACCTCAAAAAAGTATACCATTTTATTGAAGCGTAGTAAAGATTTTTTCATTTCCAGCGGACCGTTTGCCGCTGTGTTCGTCATTCAGTTGTTGCTGAGTATTTCCCGCAGCCGGGACACAGCCTTTTCGTTGTACCTCCAGGCCGGGACCTGCTTTGCGCTGTAGCGGGACTTGTCCCAGACCTCCACGCCGTATTCCGGCGTTTTCAGGCGGTGCTCGTTGGCGATGCGCCCGATTTTATTCCCGCTGACCCCCAGCATCCGCCCCACCTCCTCGGCGGTGTATGTACGCTCCTGCACCTCCGGCAGGGGGAGCGCCTCCCGGCCCGCCATCGCGGCGCTGGCGTAGTGGGCGCAAATCTGCTTGTATTCCGGGACCGGGTTCAGCTCCGCCAGCTTCCTCCACTCGGCGGCAAGCCGGGCGCGGCTGTTGTTCAGCTTCGCCTCGGCCAGCGCGGCCTTTGCGGCCTCCCGGCGCTGCTCCGGCGTGGAGCGGAAATAGACGTTGACCAGCTGCCGCTGAACTGCCCAGGCAAGATCGTCCGTGAAAGATTTTACCAGCATCAGGTAGCCGGACTCGGTCATAAGCACCAGCCCACTAGGAGCAATGATTCCAAACTCATTTGCGGCTTCGGACGGATTTCGTACGAAGTAATCAGTCCCTTCGATCATGTGCTTTTTGTTGCTGTGAAAAGTCCTGCGGGCCGTACCATCTGGCCTCTCATGCACCGTGTCGATTTCCTTGAGGGTAACAACCCTCTGCCCCTGGTACTCCTTCACCAGGATTTCAGTCTCGTTGATGGTAACCTTCAATTTTTTGCTCATTTTTATAGCTCCCTTTCAGCTTTCGGACGGACCTTTCACCGCCCGGATTTTACAATGACCCTCTTGACGCGGGAGATTTTCACCGTCCCGTTTGGCCCCGGACCTACCTCCGCCCGGTCGCCTTTGGCGATAATGGCGTTGATGAGGGGGAGGTCGTCCACGGTAGCGGCGGGGACGGGTTTGGCAGTCTTCTCACCCACCGAACGTCACCGCCCCGCCGTAAAACTTCACATCCTCCAGATTGACGCCGGTGAAGGAGTGGGTGACATGCTTCTCTCTGTCGTAAATGGAGAGATTATAGTTCCAACTGTCGCTCTGTTGCGTCGGCATCCCAATAATAGAAATGCGCAATGTCACATCTACAGAGGTACGCTCCAACTTCACCAGTCCCCCGGTGAATCCTTTGTAGGTTACTTGCATGGTGGTCTCCTTTTTATTCTCTAAAGCGTATTGACTTGGAAAGGCGCGGCCAGCGCGTTTCCAGGGCCGACCTCTCTCACACAAATTTTTCAAGCAGATCATTCACAATCCAGCAAACATCGTCAACCGCCATCGGGCCAATCGGTTCTTTTTTATCTTCTTCCTCGTAATGGTCCAGCGATTGTACGCATTTTTTCTCATCCATCTCTCAATTCCCTCTCAATAATCCCCTTATACTGCTGCACATGGTCCGCCACCGCCGGTTTCAAATACGGCTGCGCCCGCTGACCGTTCGTCAGGTGCCAGTTGCCATGAGCGTCCTGGTATACCCACGGCGTTTGACGGCCTCCGGGGTAGTAGATACCTGTCCCCAGCTCCACGTACACGGCGTACTCGCTGTTGCTTCCTATCCTGCACAGAAGTTCGGAAATATCGACTTGGTGCGTGATGCTGTTTCGAAGGTTGCCAGTATCAACATGGCACAGATTTTTTGCATACCCTTCCGCCGTCAAGCCGCATTCTTCCAGCGCCCGCGCACATGCGGCCTGTATCGCCTCTCTGGTAAGGGCGGTGTTGTCAGTCAGGTCGATATGGATAGTCATCGTAATTTACAGTATCCGCACCACCGTAGAACGGGCAATTCGGGTGCGGCAAACGGACGAATCCACCCTTGCTCTTATCGTACACAGACGGCCAACAATCACTGTCCCCAGTCAGAAAACACAGCGGTTCATCATCCATGGATATATCAAACGGGCAACCATCACACTGCGGAAACCCCCATTTTTCCGGGAACCGAAAATCGTTCGGAAACTCAAAAATAACCGTTTTTTTCATTTTTTGCTACTCCGTTTCCAAATATTTCTTGCATACAGGCATATGACCGCAAGAAATTTCTCTTTTTGTGTCCGGTGAACCGTACACAAGGCCAATAATTCCATCCGGCATAAAGTGCTCGCACGTCAAACAGCACTCTTTCAGTTTTATTTCAATTTTATCCTTCATTTTTGTAAATACCCCTCTCCACGTTTATGGTTCTCCCACTGGGCAAACGTCATGTTGGGCAGTACGCCCCATCTGTCCCGCCGCAGGGCGTCGCCTGTATCAACGCCCTCTACGTCTGCAATAAGCGTACATCTACAGTTATATACGTTGGAAGGCACAGCAGACGGGTCGCCCGGATACATGATTTCTCCCAACTCCGACTGAAACGGCCTCTCAATGGGCTGTGTCTGCCCGTCAAGCAGCTGGTGCGCATGCCGCGTCCGGTTGTCCAGCGTGGACAGCCATTGCTTTTTCAGGTGTATTCCCATTTGCTCTGCCTGAAAGTAGCTGTCCAGCCGCCCGGCGTTCTGTGCGCCGGTCACGGCGGTACGGGCCGCACGAATGGCGCTGTTGCGGTTCATGTCGGGGATCTTCTTCTGGAGCCGGTCGGCAAGGTGTTTGATGCTCTCACCCTGCAAAATGCCGCTGGTGATTTGCGCTGTAATCTGCCGCTTCCCGTATGCCAAGTCGATGCCACGATTCACGGCGCGTTTTGGCGGGTAGTACGGCATGATGTCCGGCTGCTCCACAATCAGGCGGCGGACGGCCTGCTCATCCCAGAGGTTGAATCCTACATCCGCGCCCACCTGGTTTTCGATGGTGTAGGCGGCATAGTTGCGGTTCAGGCTGTATATCCCCGGCGACTGGTCATTTATGTAGGCGGCGACGACGGTATTTGCGCCGGTTATCCGCTCCGCGACCCGGTCCCGCAGGGCCTCGAAGCGTTTGCCGCGCCCTATCTGCGCAAGCCGCCACTGCTTATAGTCCTCAGGGGTGTACTCCATGCCGTTGACGATGGTGCCAATCAGGGCCTTTTGCTCTGCGTCCCGCTTGGCAAAGGAGGCGAAGTAGGAGTCGATTTTCTTTTGCAGCTCGTCATCGGCCTTTTTGTATTCGGCGGCAATGCGCCGTTCCAGCTTGGAGAGTTCTTCGTCTGTCCACATGTGGGCCTCGTCAGGCTTCATGTTTCGCAATATCCTTATATTCTGGTGTTCCATGACATAATTGCTTTATCAATAGCCTCTTTTGCGCATTGAGCCGCGTGCTTCCCGGTGGTTGTGAATGGTTTAAACGCCCTTCCTCGACAGCCGCATTTTTGGCAAACTGCCGCAAATTGTGGCTTCCCTGTTTTGACTTGCTTTACATCTTCTATTTTCGCAAGTGCTCCACAAAACGGACATACTCTAAGACATTCATTCATTTCCATAAAAGCACCCTCTTCCTTGTTGTAGGTGATGCGCTTTTCAAGGGCGGCAAGTTCACGGTCGGTGCGGGCGTGGGCGGGGTCAGGCTTGCGTTTCATTATCGCTCAAATCCATTTTAGCTCCGCAATGTGGGCAGTAGTTGAAACTGTATGCTCCGCAAGTAAATCCGCACTCTGAGCACCCGCTCAACATAGAGCCGGGAATACCGTTATCAACCCACTGCCCATGCACCACCGGGGCAACGTCGGCACCAGGCATTTTGCCTATGGAGATTTCCGTCTCACACAAATCACGGTACAGCGAAACGCCGGATTTCTTATAATTGCTCTCATCTCTGTTTGCGCGATTTTCAACGTCTATCAGGGCGTTTATAACCGCCGCTTTCTTGATATATTCATCCATCATTACTCACCCCTTATAATCGCCAACGCTTCCTCCCGCGTCACGCCGATGGAGGTCGTCAGAATCCGCACGGCCTGTCCTTCGGTGATATCGCCGCTTTTCAGGCCCTTAATCACCGTGATAAGACTGGAGGTCTGGGAGCCGTTCAGCGTCTTGCCAACGGCCTCCTCTGCGGCATCTATGGCCTCATCTGTGGTCGGCGTGTCCGTGGCGGTGTCTGCGATGTCATTGGCGTTGCCGTCGAACTTGCCCAAATCGTCCGCCGCCATCTGCTTTAGAATGTCCTCCGCCATGTCAGCGTCTCCCAGGATGGTCAGCAGTTTACGGGTCAAATATTCCTGTGTCACATACGGCGCAGCCATCAAAACAGACTGAATTTCTTCTGATTTGTTGATAATCTGGTTCCTTGTGTATGTAGGCTCTCCGTCAATGCCAGCCAAAGCAAGAATACCGGAAATAAACTCCGTCACTTGCCGCTCAAACTTGTCCGTTTTCAGGTCAAGCGGCACATAGCTGGCCTTGATTGCCGTTGCTGTCTGATTTCCAGCCGTAACAGCAGATGCATCAAATGACTGAAAGTCCTGATACAGCTTCTTTTCCAGCATATCAATCGCCGTTTGTGTCCCGACATAAGGCGCTTCAATGGTGTGCGGTTCGGCGTGTGCACCGTCTGTGGCATCATCCATAAACGCAACATGTGACTTTCTCACAGCATCCAAGAACTTTTCCGCGTCCACATAGTCCATGCCGCCGCAGTTGGTCAGCACCCAATAGATGATGTTGCCCTCATCGACATTGTTGACCATATTGGAGCAGCACAAATCCAGCGCATCAATCGTGCTGCGTCTGCCAACCAGTTCAGATTTGCAATGCCGGTCGTTTTTCAGCGGCACGATCGGAAAAGACGGATAGTTTTCGCCGTGGTAAATTTTATCCTTGTCGGCATCTGCCTTCGAACCAGTCACACGCAATACATAGGGCCGCTTTGGATGCAGGACCTCCATGTCACGCCCTTTGTCCTGCATATATTCTGTGTAGCCATCGCTTTCGTACAGAGTATACCGCATTGGCTTATCTGCCGACAGCTGCCAAAACCGGACACCGGCCCGCAATGCGCCGTTTTCTTCATCATAGAGCGGCGCAAACTCCGTCACTTCAAAAATCTCAACGTGGTCCAGGTTCCAGAATCCAAAGGAAACGCCGCCGATCATGGCATACTCCGCCGCGCGGCTCACCTGCCGGTCGAAATCGCTCCCCAGCCTCCTTTTGCCTGTTCCATCAGGAAATGTAACGCCGTTTCCAAGCAAATAGCTATTTGCCTGATCCACCACAAATCCAAAAAACCGGCTTGCGATTTTGTGGTTGGCGGTATACATATCCCGATGCGCCCTGCCCTGCATGTCATAGAGCATTTTTTCGTACTTGTTGATAGTCGGGTTCTCGCCGTCATAGTATTTCTGGGCGGCAACGGCTATTTCGTAGATGTCGCTGCTGCGGTGCTGGTTCACCGCCGAACGGATAAAGTCCATGCGACGGCGTTCGTCCTGGCCACAAGATAGCAGGTCTTGGTATGTGATGTTCAATTCGGTGGCTCACCTCCTGTCATTTACAGCATGACTACTTTATGCCACTTGCTGCCACTTGCTGCCCGTTTTTGTAAAATGGAGATATCGGAAAATTCCACGTTCAAAATCCGCTTCGCGCCGTGCCGCGGGTTTCTGGCATTTGGGGCATACGATAGAATAGTCCAGCCCAGCGGATTGCATACCGCCTTTCCCGCTTCCACTTCTACGTCCCATATTCTTCCCTCCAACACTCCGAACTGCGGCGGTTATTGCAGCGGGTCTTTACTGCCCGCGCCTCTTCCAAATAGTTTCGGTCGCATAGCGCGTTGCATCTATGTGGTGGTTGTTCGCGTCCGGATACCCGCTGATAATTTCCCCGTCCTTCGTCCGCTCATACTCATACTCGGTAAATTCCTTGTACGTATCCGGACACCGAACTGGGTCAATCACGATCTTCACCAACGATTGCAGCCACTTCATGGAGTAGTCCACGCTGCCAGGGCCTTTCACGGCCCCGTAACATTTCAGGCCAAACTTGAGATAGTCCGCCACGCTCTTGGGTTCCGCGCTGTCGGCGGTGATTCTATCCTCTCTGGTCAGCTTGCGGTCCTTCAACAGCATATCCGCCGTTTCGCGGTTGCCCTTTTTGTAGGCAGTCAGCTCATCGAATATATACAGCGTCCTCCGTGCAGCGTCGTAATGCATCCGGTTGAACGCCCACGGGTCAGGGTAGTAACCCCAGTCCAGGCCATTGAGAACGCGGTCAAATGCCCCAATCTGCTGTTCTGTGATTGTTTCAGCAACCACATTCTCAAACACCATGCCACCGTTACCATTGGGAATACCCAGATATTCATGTTCGTAGGCGGTTGGGTTGATTTCTTTTTGATACTCTGCTTCGTCCAGAAACGTCCTTCCCAGCCATTCAGCAGGCACGGACCTGTAATCAGAGCTGTGGACAAGGCGCGTCTCTTTGGGCGTTTCAAAGCTCTGGTTGGCCCAGTTGTTTTTCGCCTTTGGCGGGTTGAAGCTCTTGAAAATATAGGCTTCGTCTCCGCCACGGATTACAGACTGCTGCACATTGCGGCACTCATCATCGCCAGAAAACTGATCCAGCTCTTCAAACCACAGGATGCCAATGTACCCAAACGGTGCTTTTACTGATTTGAGCTTTTTCGGCTCATCGGTTCCCCGGAAAAATATCTTTTGCCCTGTCGGCGTGTATGTAATCTCCAGCGGAGACTTTGTGCTATCAAATTCATCGTCCAGGCCCAGCGCCGTGATTGCCCACTGGATTTGTGCCTGTACGGAATCGCGCAGCGTGTTCGCCACTTTCCGGCAGCACAGCGCGTGGATATGCGGATTGTTTTTTATCCGCTCCACAATTTTTAGCGAGATGAAAGAGGACTTTGTGGAGCCGCGCCCGCCCTTCAAGACATATTCCGTGTGGGCCTTTTGGGAAATATCGCGGTTGAGATCAACAAATTCTTTCGCCAGCAGGACACCCGGAATCTTGAATTCATCCTCTTCCTGTGCGGCGTTCTTTTTGGCGTTTTCTGCTGCTGTATGGCGTTTCATCAGGCTGTCGCCAGCTTTGAGCCGGTCGGCGATGGAAGCGTCAATGCCAAACTGGTCTTTTACCTTGCCGCGCATGACATCGGAGTAGAAAGCCACAACCTCGTCGGCGCTGGCAATGCGGTTTTTCTCCAATTCTGACATGCGTTCAGCTATATAGGCTGAAATGGCAGGTTTTGCTAGGTTTTCTGTTGCAATCACCCGCGCTGTCTTTTCGCTGTATCCAGCCTTCCTAGCGGCTTCTGTTGCATTGCCGGTCTCAATATAAAAATCAGCAAACGCCTTTTGCTTTGGTGTCAGCTTCACATCATCCACCACCGTACATTTCCGCCAGAGCCTTTACGACTTCCGCCTGCTGGTACGTCTCCAGAAGGGTGACGTTTTTCATTTTCCCGTTATGTGTCTGTTTTTCCTGCAACACGTATTTCGTCACCATCCTTCCGGCTTTTTCTGAAAAATGCTGCTTCTGGTTGATTTTGATATAGATTCCTTTCTGGCAGAGGGCGGTTTGCAGCTTGTACATGGTTTGTCTTAGATTCACGGCCCATCGCCACCACCTCTCAGTCAAAATCTGCTCTCTTTCCATCGTTACAAGATATATATAACGTAGTTATATATATCTGTAACGTATGGAAAGTAACCATTGGTGCCGTAAGCAGGGGCCTACACTGCACACCGCGCAAGCGGTATTGTCGTGCATCCCGGCATATGTCTGGCACTATCGCAGTACCCGCGCGCTAATTTCATTGCTAGCAGTAACAGTCCCTACCGCATTTTTGCAACAAGCGAGCGATAGGCGCTGGTACAGGCCCCGGCTCATGCACCGGCGGTCTGCATATATTGCAAAAATGGCCCCAACACCCCAACAGCGTATTCACTCAAATCCAGCTGTATAATACGGCAGCTCCAGGCCGTTTCGCTCGTTAAGCTGGCTTCCCCTGATTTTCGGCTCAGGGCAGCTCAGGTTTTCGCTGCATGTCATCGGGGTCAGGATGACAGTTCGCAGCAAGGAACAGCAGATCAGCAAACCGTAGATCATCATCAACATTTTTCTGCTGCACCTCCTATTCTTAGCGTTGTGCGGGCGGGGATTTTCACCCCGCATGGTTGGCGTTGCGGTCCACATTCATGTACGTTTCATGCGTCCCAACCTTGCCGTCGAGCGTCTACCTATTCAGCCACCGCACATTTTGTTTGCCCCACCGCCCCTACATCAGTACCCCACGTAGGAACGCAGGGCTTCGGAGGCGGCAGGGCGATCCGCTTAGATTGTCACGCCATCAGTCAGCTACGTGTCATTCGGAATTTCACTGTCCTACGGCAGTTTTCAGCGGATAGTTTGCTTCTTGGTTTCTTGACGTACGGATGGTTCGCCGCACGACTTGGGCGGATTTGCCATCTCCGCAAAGGCTTCAGCATTGCCCTCATAGCCCAATGTACCGCAGGGCTGGCGGGTACTCTATCGGGTACTTCGGGTTGTCCTTTCCCGAACTTCCCAGCAGAGCTGAACGGTTGTTATCCAGTGACAACTTGGACCGGCTTCACGGTTGGATTGGACTTCTCCAGCGTAGCGCCGCTTTCCGGGCTCGAACCGGACCGCCTCTGCCTTAGCTAGCTCGGCATTGCCTACATGGTTGCCCACGCGCTGCTCCCTGTGAGCTACAGCGGCATATTCCCCACGGCCAGGGCGACGGCCCCTCTACCGCCGCCCGCCGTAGGTGAAAGGAGAAAATCAACCGAAACGAAAAAGGAGATGTAAGTGCGATCATGCCTTACATCTCCTATGGTAGCATAAAAGTATGGTCCAAAACGGCCAACTTTTACTCTATTAATCCGCTGCAGTTGAAACTTTTGGCGGTCTCTAGGACGAAAGCGTGTAGCCATCTTCTGGCCGTTCGTTCTCCACATGGTATCGCTAACGCCGCCCCCTCCAGAGTGTGTGTCCCCTTCCATAGAACCAGCTCAATCACCTTCAAGCGGGCCTGCCCATTCGCCATCCGCCCTGTAATCGCAACAGCCGCTTCGACAGCTTTTTTCTCGTTTTGATTTACCTCATCAGGATACCGCCGGATAATGTCCTTGACATACCCCCACCAGCCATACCGCGGTCTGCTCATGTATTCGTCGCCTCCTCCGGTATCCACCCGCTGCAGTGCCTGAACGCCACTGCCTTGCGCCGCGCGTACATGATGCAGTCCACATTGTCGCAGGTGTCGCAATTCTGCGGAACGCCTTTCTTGGCCGGCCTATACGATGGCGGCAGCCTGTCCTTCGCGCTAATCCATTCCATCACGTCTTCACCCCCGTTCCTTTGCAGCGTGGGCAGGGCCAGTCCTCCATCTGCCCAGCGGCATCCATGCGCCGGGTGGTTCCGCTGCCGCCGCAGGCCGGGCACAAAATATCCTTCACCGCGTCGTTGATCTGAGAAATGGCCCGGTCAATATTCTTGATTTCCACGTCATACTCTTGGATCTGGCGGTCCGCGTCCTCCTGCGCCTTACGCTTCAGCTCCGCATAGTGCGCTTTTTTTCTTGATAGCGCCATTACGATGTTGTTATTCATTCTGGTGTGTCCTCCTTCCCGGCCTCCTCCAGCCTGCGGCGGTAGGCAAGCCACCCTGTCCCGTAATCCTCGAACATTGCAACATACAGGCGATTTGATGCTGACTCATCTTCAACATCAACCAGCATCCAAAATGGCCTGAATTCGCCATCTACCCGAACAGCCCACACCGGATCCCCGTCCATCTCCCGCAGCTCGTCCAGGGTGAGGGGGGCGTTGGGCGGCGGTGTGATGCTTTGGGCGTTTGCAATAGCAGCTTGAACCCAATCTTTATACATGACGCTTTCAGGCCATTCGCTAATTTCTTTATGCAAAGCATTCGCATCAATCAGCCTCATCGTTTCCTCCCTCCCCAGGAATGTTGTTAAATCCGAACGCTTTTGTCGCTGCTCTCCAAGTATGTTTCAGCTCAATGATTTCTTCCGGCGTCAGGCCGGTGTCCTCGTAGGCGGCGAGTCTGGCGTATACCTTTGGCACAATACAGCCGCCCATGCACCCGCCCAAGTCATGGAAACCGCGAGTGCAGAAATGGTCCTGACCACACATCTCACATGGGTCAAGATTCCTCCAGCATTTTTCAGTCAGTCGTTCCATCGTTTCCTCCAATCCTCCTCTCCAGCTCTGCAAACTTCATAAAGCACCCCCAAAATGTACCTGATTTCTTCCCGCTGTGATGTCCAAACAGCGGCTTTTGCCCGATTGCTCTCCAGACTTTTTCAGCAGGAATGTCATACTCCGACCACTTGAAAATCAGCACGCCATCCGGTTTCAGGACTCGCATACATTCCAAGAATCCATCATGTAACATCTGTGGCCAATTATCATCCAATTTCCCATATTTCTTGACCAGCCACGATGTTTCTTTTGCACCTGTCAAATGGGGCGGGTCGAACACGACCAGGGAAAAAGAATCATCAGGGAATGGAAGGGCGGTAAAGTCGCATAGAACATCAGGGTCAATATTCAGCGAGCAGTTCCCTGCATTCTTCCAGAGACCGCGATATTCCTCCCGCCGCTGGTCACAATACACTGCAGCAGGATGGTGCTTATTAAACCAGATTGTACGGGCACCGCAAGTAACGTCCAATGAACCACCAATGACCACATCCACGGCGGGCAGTGCGTACCCGTTCAGTTTCGTGATGTCTCCTAAATGCTCCACCTAAATCACCTCCTACTCAAAAAGGCTGGTCTGCTCTTCCTCTGGCGCGTCCGTCTCTACCGTTCGCATCTGACACAGGGCATCAATCCTATCCGCACCCAGCAGCTTTTCAGCCCGCCGTCTCTGTATTCCGTCCAGTCCTTCCCATCCGCATTGAAGAATCAGCCGTTCCATTTTCTTTATCCTGCTTTCTTTCCCGGCTTTTCTCCGTGCCTGCTTCTGCTCCTTCGCAGCCTTTAATTTGTCCGCTTCATGTACTACTTCAATTCCATTCGCAACGTCCCGCAAATCCTGTAAGATGTCCCGCTGCTCCCGTCTCTCAATTCGCACATTCTCAATGGAATAGTGGAACTCAAAATAGTCGTAGCCCGGCCATTTCCGGTGCATTTTTGTGAAGTATTCCTGCCGCTGGTCATCCGGCGTTTTTTTAGGTCGGTCTATAGTCGCTTCGTCGTGTACCGGATTGAACTCTGCCTGCCGAACTTTCAGCCATATTTCTGCGTCTGTTCTCGCGATAGGCTTTTCAAACACTTTCACGCCTTTTGTTACTTCTACCCGCTTTTCTTCCAGGAATCCTATTCTCGTTATCCATGTCCGCCGAATGTCGTAAAACACGTTGACCTTGCTCAAATCCCGCTGCTGTTTGCGAATCAAGCAGACATGATTTTCACATCCGTAGTCTATACAAGCTGCCACATCGTAATGGACCTCCTGCAAGCCGCCCTGGAATCCGTTGTTCCCAACAACACAGGCGCAGTAGTGGCCGCGTTCAATATTCATGTACTGCCTGTTCTCTCTTTGCCGCTTCCGCCGTTCATCTTCCGCCTTTTCTACGCTTTGCTGGTAATCATATTCCTGCTCCGTCTGGTGGCACGGGCATTCTGCCACGGGGAACCCCGCAGGGATAAACTGGCAGTCTCTTTTCTCGTATGGACATTTCAGAAGCGGGTTATCATTTTCCGGGCAGTACCAAACTCCCTGATATGCCGCTTCCTCGCAGGCCAGCCCCCGGCCCACGTCGCTTTCCCCTTGAATCAGCAGGCCGCAAGGCGTCTCCCAGGTAAAGCCCAACATGGTTTCCCATTTGTACCCAAGGTTTTGAAAGTCGCTCCAATAGACGGTATCTGGATGGTTTTCTCTGGTATATCCTTCTGCATACAGCCTTTTGGTCAGAGCGTTCAGCTCATTGATAATCAAATACCTGGACATGGCAGTAACCCAAAATGTTCTTGCATGACGTTCCGTAGCTCTTCCACAGTTAGCCCGTATTCCTTCGCAATACACCCTTCACACACGATGGCTTTATAACCTAAAGCGCGGGATATACGTTTCTCCCAGCTATTGGTCCGCTCCGCGCCGCATACCGGACATGGAATTTCATCGTACCAACGAATCAATCTTTCGTTTGAGTAGTCCGCCACAATCTCACCCCTTCCAAAACTTGTGCAATAGGTGGTTTCTCCACGCTTCCCCGTATGGCATCCATCCGCACACGAATCCCCACCACCATTCCACCGTGTCGCCTTGCGCCTTGTGCCAGGCGGACAGCTTCATCAGCGGCAGGTTCGGGAAATTGTGTCCATCCACATCAATCAGACCGATGATCATATCTCTCCCCAGCAATCAAACAAAGATTCCTGCCCCATCTCGGCGGCCTCTACGGCCTCCATGTCCACCAGCATTTCGTTTTTTGCCCGCTGGCAGAACTTTTTTGATATTTCAAACCCATAACTATGCCGCCCCAGCTCATACGCCGCCCGCAGCGTCGAACCGCTCCCGGCGCACGGGTCGATGACCACATCGCCTGGGTCTGTAAAAATCTCAATCAGCCGCTTCAGAAGCCTCACTGGCTTCTGTGTATCATGAATTTTAGGGATGTTCGCCCCGTCCCGCTCCCAGGGAAACCAGTTGAAAATCATCTGCCCATCGTTGCGGAATTTGGGCAGCTTGTCCCGGTAAAGCAGCAGGCCGTATTCCGTGGCCCCCACCACCCGCATGTTCGCTTTGAGCACCTGGGGAGAATAGTTCTTGATGAAAACAAGCGGGATGTGGTGTTTGAATCCATGCCTCTCAGCATATTGCACTACCGTTTGCAGCTGCTGGAACGAACAGAATACCAACATCGCTGGAGCCTGTCCGCGTTCTTTTGGCTCCTTTCTCAATAGGCGGTTGCAAAAATGGAAGTATTCCGCAATGTTGAAATTGATGTCCGTGTTGAAGAAGGTTTTGCCTGCCTTGCTGCTCTCGCCGTTGCGCCGGTCGCCGTCCTTCCACCAGAGCGGAGAGCTACCGTAGGCATCCGTACCGATGTTGTAGGGGATGTCGGCAATTACCAGCTGAGCCTTTTGAATGGGATACTTTTTCCAGTTCTGGAAATTGTCGTTGTAAAGCTCGCACTTGACCTGTTTTCCGTCCATTTACGCCCACTCTTCTCCTTTCATCGGCTCCACCTTATCCGCCGGAACCCGGACGGTACACTTCCCGTTCGCATCCAGCAGCACAGCGGATAATTGATGCTCGCCGCGATTGTCATACCAGGAAATGTACTCCGTGACACGCCGGTATGTAATTCCGTTATAGACCACGGGGCAACGGCTGCGCATGGCGGTGTCAATTTGTTGGCTGGTCATAGGGCCGTACCTCCACCAGAATCTCTTTGCCCTCCCAGAATTCGTGGGACACTTTCTTTACCCACTTCCGTCTGTCGTCATGAATGATGTATCCCTTCATGGCGTCCAGGAACGCCTTGCCCATGACGGAGTGATTGTCCGCATCCAGTCCGTCATTCCAGTAAAAGCGGACCTCCACTGGCTCCCGGAAAATCTCCTGCTTCACTCTGGCCCGCCGCATGGACAGAAACGCCATCTGGTGTAGCTCTTCCGCGTCCCGTCTGCGGACCTGCGGATGCTTCCCGGCGTAGTAGGCGTTGAGGCCGAACCGGCGGCAAAACGCGCTTTTCCCCTGCTTGGTGTCCGGGTAGGGGATGGTAAACCGAATCACCCGAACACCTCCCGCGCCAACCGCAGCTTGTCTTTCCGCTTTTCCTGCCGTCTTGATGGACCGTCAAAGTATACCGGCACACACATCTCCAACACGCGGTCATAGATTCTGGCATATCGCAGGTTCTTGGGATTCTCCAGCTCTTTCAGGGTCAAATTGGTTGTCACAATTGCCGGCATCCCGCTCTTGTACCGCTCATCGACAACCAGCTGCACAATCTCCAAAGCGTAGTCGCTTTCCCGCTCCACGCCCAGATCGTCAATGACCAGCAGTTGGAAGTGCTTCATCTGGTCCGCAATCTCAGCCTTGTCCCATCCAGAGTTGAGGATCTTCGGGAAGCTGGTCATCAGTACCGGCGCTCCGCGGTCAATCACAGCGTTGGCGATACATGCGGCAGCGTAGGTCTTTCCGACACCCACATCCCCCCAGAAAAGCAGCCCTGCGTTGTTCGCAAGCATCTCCGGCCACCGCTCCGCATAGGCGCGGCAGCGGGCAATATTGCGGCTTTCCTCTGCTGCGGCGAAGGTGTACCGGTGCATCGCCCGGTCCTGAATCCCCTGCACCCGCAGGTTCAATGCGTTTAGCATCCGCTCCCGCAGAGCCTGTTTTTCTTTTTCCCGCTCAATGGCCTTTTTCTCGCAGAGGCATATGCTTCCAACCACCATCTGGCCGTCGCCAAAGTCAACGCGGCACTCTTTGGACATCCCGCATTTGCCGCAGTAGAGCAGGCCGTCACGCTTGAAATCGCCTGGATTTTCTCTTGCGGTCGACTTCCGCGCCAATTCGCTGATTACGTTTGTCAAATCGCTCACAGACTCCGATCTCCTCCGTCTCCTGGATCGTAGGACCAGGGTTTTTTATCTGTCTGCTTTGGTTTCTGCTGTTTCTCCTCCCGCATCTGCCACATGACGAATTTCTGCTGCCAGTTAAAGACCGGCTTCCCCTCGCTGTCCCGCCAATCTGCGGCGGCATAGTAGTCAAAAAACGGCTTCGCTAAATCGGGGCAACCTCGCAGCTTCGCCACCTCCAACACTTGCTCAAAAGTGGGACCTTTCTTTTTACCCCCTTTAGGGGGTTTTTCTTTGGGGGGAGGGGATAGTACGGGGG